AAACCAGTTGATGGCGCCGGAGTCACCGGCGGTACCCAGCCAGTCGCGGGCGTTGGGCAGCGCAGCCGGCCGAGACTTCACGCCGAGCTTGGCGCCACCCGCGATCTCCTGGGCGACCGACCCACCAGTGAGGCTGATGGCGTCATCGGAGGCGTGACCGAACCTGCCGAGGGCGTAGGAGACAAGCCCGTCGATGAACGACTGGTCGGCCCACTGGTGCCACGCGGCGTTGACCATGACGTCCTTGGGCGCCTTGAGCCCGGGGATCTTCTTGCCCAGCTGCTCGGCGGCAACTAGCCGGACCTTGCGGAGCGGGGCGATAACCCCACCCAGCGCGACAGCCGTCTTGCCCCACGGGGTCAGCCGCATCAGGTCCTCAACCTTGACGCCTTCGGCCAGCGTGGTCAGGGCCCCAACCTCTTCGGGGCTGAACCCAGCCTGACGCGCGATACCGGTCAGGGTCTGCCGGTACTTGACGACGTCCCCGCTCTTGGCTGCATCGTTGATTGCCCGCTGCAACACCGGCTTGCCCTGGGTGTAGGTGCCGATCTTGTTGGCGGCAGAGGTCAGCTCTTGCGCCTCTAGCCGTTCCTCGACGGTGGCGTTGGCTACAGTCCGCCGGGCGTTAAGCGCACCCATGAACGCGCCGAAACCCTGGTCGGCCAGCAGTAGGGCGTAACCCTCCATGGCCTGACGGAACATGTTCGGCGGGTTGCCGACCTTTCCCACCTTCCATACAGCGGTGGGCCCATTGAGGAGTCTGGCGTTGAATACGCCGGTCACCGCGGAAAGCAGCCCGGTCCTCTGCTGCATAGCCCGGATCATCCGGTAGTTAGGCGCGGTGGCCCGGTCGGACATCTGGTAATCCCAGATACCGGCGGCGATCTTGGACTCGCCGACACTGATCTCGTTGTCTGCCCGGTTGGCCACGAACGCCTCGGCGGGGCTGAATGTGAACGGTGAGCCCTGCATTAGCCGCGGGCCCTGGCCCTTGGTCAGGACGTTGTAGGTTTCCCGGGCGAGCGGCGTGTTCTTGAAGTTGGCTGCCTCCGCCAACATGTTCTCGAACTGCTCGTACATCATGCGGCGCTCAGCCGGCCCGCCACGCGCGTAGTTGGCTGCCATCACCTGAGCCATCCGGCGGGGCATGTGGGCGAGGCCCATGCGCTGCAGCGTCTTGAGCGAGTCGGGGGCGGAGAACACAATCTCTCGGCCCGAGTAGGTGTAGCCGAACTTGGCTGCGATCTTCTCTGCGGTGGCCAGCCACTTCTGGGTGTAGTTCGCCTTGATCCACTCGCCGGACTGCCGGCCCAAGAACAGGGTGCCGATCCGGTCGAGCTGGCCGTTGAAGTGCACAGGGTTGCCGAGGTTGGCGGGGTCGTTCAGGTACTTGAGGATGTGCCGGTCACCGAGCACCAGCTTGTCCCTCAGCGGGGCAACCGCGGCCCGAACCTGGGCGTTCAGCGCAACCTCGCCGGGCAGGTGCATCATGCCCTTGACGACGGGCCGGCCCTGGAACCATGCGTTGAGGAACAGGAACTCTGACATGCGCGACACCAGGTCGGCGCGCGCCTCGTTGAGGGAACGCTGCAAGTTCTCCGGGGTGGAGCGGTCGAGCACATACCCCGGCTTGGTGGGCTTGTCGTTGTACTTGGTGAAGAACGGTTCGAACTTCTCGCCCTTCTCCGCCTTGGCGACAGCCGCATCCCATTCGGCCCCGCTCTTGGGGGCAATGAACTCAGCCCGGCCCGACTTCCACTGTGCCGCGAAAGCCCACTGGTCGGCCATGTCGGGATGCTTGATCGACCACTTGCCGTAAATCTGGCCGGCTTCCTTGAGTGCCTGCGCCTTGAGCGGGCCGTCCGGCAGCTTGTTGGCCAGGTTCAGCCGGACGTGCACATCGTCGACTGCGTCCAGCATCTTGTCCATGTCGGAGCCCAGCCGGCTGATCGGCTTGCCGTCAACAGTCCCGTCGACAGTGGCAACGATCTTGTTTTCCATGGCGGCCTTGGAGCCGGCCGGGATCATGCGGTCGAGCCGGGCAGCCTCCTTGAGGGCGGCTACACCCTTGATGCCTGCGGCGTACGGGTCGGCGAACCAGTAGAAGGCGAGGTCACCTAGCGCCGCTGTAACCTGGGATGCCGACGAGCCAACGTCCTGCCCGAGCGCGTAGGACACGACACCACCGGGGCGGAGCCCTGCCGCATGGTTGAGCCGGTCGAACAGCTCGGCGTCCCTGGGGTCGGCATCCTTGCCGTCGTTGTCGGTAATCCCCTTGATGAACGCCTGAGCGGACGGGGACAGCGCCTCAAGCTTGGAGTCGTTGAGGAAGTTCGACGTGATGATTTCCCGCGCGGCGTTGACCTTCTCAGGGTCGTATTCCTGCTGGAGCTTGCGGACGTCGTAGTCGGACACGGCACGCTGGCCGGCATCCATCGCGTCGAAATACCAGGCGTAGCGGCTAGACCAGCTGTTCGGGTCGTAGCCGTTGCGCTGCATATCCCCGCGCTGCGGGTCTGAGACAGCGGCCCCGCCGATACCGGGCAGGTTGGTGGATGCACCGACAGCGGTGGGCAGGATGGTTGAGCCGAGGCCACCAACAATGTCACCGAGCAGCCCACCACCGACCGCATCGCCGAGACCTTCCCTGACCCGGTCCTGGCCGCCCGGCTTGTACTCCGGGGTGTTGGCGAGGGTCTGTGCGAGCGGCGACTGCACCACCGAGTACAGCATGTTGGGCACAGTCATCAGCGCCTTGGGGACAGACCGCAGTCCCTCCATAGCGGTGTCAAGCGTGGGAACGCCGGGCGTCCTGGCAGCCCATCCGTTGGCCGCGTCGTAAAGCTGGTTGTTGGTTTTGACGAACACATCCCACAGGTTCGTGGGGTCCAACGACCAGTAATCCCCCTGTGCGGGAGGGGGGGTGGCTGGCGGGCCGGAAGCCTTCTGCTGCGCGGTGGCCTGGTTGGGTACGCCGGCCTGCTGCATCACGTTGTTGGCGGCCTGGTCCTTGATGACCTGGTACTGCCTGTTGACGCGCTGCGCAATCGAGTAGGGAACGTTGGCGTTCAGAAACGCCGCGGCAAGCTGAGGCTCGTCCCGTAGATGGGTGTCCGCTAGTACGGCAGCGTAGTGCCGGGATCGCTTGTCAACCTCGGCGGAGAGATTGGATGGCTTCTTGTAGTAGTCGGGCGAAACCTTAGCCCACCAGGGCTTAGCCACTTAAAGTCCCATCTGAGAAAGGTTCCACATGAAGTCAGCTAACACTCCGCTGTCATCGCCGGCTACGTACGGGGCCAGGGCCTGCGTCAGCTGGTTGGGCTGGAGGTTGATCTTGGGCGGCTGAGACGGCGCCCCGAACGGGGGCGCACCAGCGGTGACCGGCTGGTCAGGCATGGCGGAGGGGGCGCCGAACGGGGTGATAGGCTGCGGCGGAGCCGCAGGTCCGGCGGGTGCGACCTGGCTGCCGCCCATAGACACGGGTGGCGCACCCGGACCTGCGGCCGCTTCTGCTAGCGGAGCCATCTTCTGCTGCTCGACGAACGACTTGTCCTCGCCGTACTTTGCGTCCGCAATATGCCGAATAGGCTGGCCGCCGTCAGTGCGCTGAGACAAGGCACCCGGGCCGGAAACTAAAGGCTGGCTCATCCTGTCGGAATCTTCCTCATCACGCCGGCTTCCATGTTGCTCTTACCGTTCTTCATCCCGGCGATTAGCGACATGATCGACGGCATACCGCCGGGACCGTTCTGTAGCTGGCCGGGGGCCACGCCCTGAGGCAGACCGGAGGGGCGGATGCCGGAGCCTGGTTGGCCTGGCATACCCTGGTCCTCGCCACCCGGGCCACCCTCCGGCCCTGCTAGTCCCGCCGCGGTCGGGCCGTTCTCGGAGGGGGCTGATCCGGCGGGGCCTTCTGGCTCGGGTGGCGCCGGCGGCTTCATCGCCTCTTGGATGGCCTTGTGCAGCGGAACACCCTTGCCGCGTGCCTCGATGACCGAGCTGGCAGAGGTGAGCAGGTTGGACACGTCGACGCCCTGAGCCATCATCGGGCCGAGACCCTGCATCAGCGCGAGGAATCCCTGCATCAACCCATCCTCAAGAACTTCTAAATCAAGTCCGCGCTGTTCCTCGTCGGGATCAATGTCAAATGGGAGCGCACGGCGGAAGGTATCCCTCTGAATCAACTTGTCGCCACGCAGTTGCAGGAGCGTCACAATAGCGCGGTCCGGCGTCATCCCTGCCGCAAAGCCATACGTCGTGGTGCAGGTATGGTTGTCGGAGATATCGCGGGCCGGGACATACTGAATCTCGAACGACTTCCCGCTCATCGTCCCGTCGATTGTCTTGCGCAGGTTGGGCCACAGTGCGACATCCATTTCAAAGCAGAGACTTGTGGCAGTCTCAAGGGCTTGCTTGAACAAAACCTGGGCTGTCTTAATTTGCGTGTCGAAGGTCCCGAGCATGGCTTCTACACCGCGCCCAGTGATGATTGATCCCTTTACCCCACCGGTTCGTGCATCAGGATAGCGGGCACCCTGCTTGCTTTCACGGTCCAACTGGTCGGCGAGCATCCACGAATCCCGCGGCACATCGAGGCGCACCCGCTGAATCGCTTGCGGGTTCTGCGTACGCAGTACGGCGTCGGGTCCAACAGACAGTTCGGTGACGTCGTCGGGCATAGCGATCGGTGCGTTCACCGACTTCTCGGCGGCGTTCAGCTGGTACAAAGCCATGAGCGAGCGGGCGAGCTGAACAAAGATCACATCGTCGAACTGTCCGCGGGGTGTCTTGCCGATGTCGAACCGCTCAGCGATAGCGACAGGGATGCGGCAGCACGGGTTAGGCGCACGCCCGAGGACAACGTTGGACGCCTCCGGCAGGTAGCACACCATGCGTGTTGCGTCCATGTACGTGACGATGGTTAGCGTGGTGTTCTCGTTGCGCTGCTTCTTGTCCTGGCCGATGCTGAGGATCTGCCCCCGGTACTCGGGGTACTTGGCGGCCAGCTCGCCAGCGGTGGCGGTGGTCTCCTTGACGTACTCGACGACGCAGCCCCAACGGTCCTTTTCGTAGTAGACACCGTTGGGATTCTCGACGCGGATCCGCGGCATCTTCAGCTGGAAGTCAGGCTCAACCACCATGACCGCGAACCCGTGCGCGTTGTACGAGTCGGCGAACTGGTAGAACTGCGACTCAAGCGCAGACTTCTCCCAGTAGTTGTACCCGATGCGGTTCTTGCGCGAGGCGCGCTGACGGTCGGCGTCCGTCTTCATGTTGCCGGAGGCGCACGCCAGGTTGGGGAGTGGGGCCATCACCTCGGCGAGGTCACGGGCCGCGACGTCCACAAGGTTGGCGACGACACTCTTCGGCAGGTCGTCAGAGAAAAGGTCTGGGAACAGACGGTCGATCTCGCCGCGGCGGACCATCTGAACCATGTCCATAGCCCGGTCGCGGTCGAGGTACCGGTTGCGCAACTGGGTGCGCCGGTTCTCGATGTCGACGATATCCTGATTGAACACTAGGCAGCCATCCCGAAATGCATTAGTTCGTTAAGGTCGTATCTGCTCTGCGACCGCCTACCAGCACGGGTGGTGAACTTGGATCGCATATGGGACTGCTCGAATCGCGTGCCACGCAAGTATTGTCGCACCCCGATCTCAGCGAACCAGAGAGCCATTACCAGGTCAGTCGCGGTACCGCGTGCCATCTCTGGTTCCCACACCTGGAGCTGCTCGACGAGTTCGCTTACCGCCCTGGCATCCCGAGTACTAGGCAGGCTGATCTGACCTTCTCCGGCTGGCCGAGCCACCAGTCGATCCCCGACCATTTCGGTGCACGAGAGGAACAAAGGCGCAAGGGTTTCAACCCCGAACTCTTCGTCCCACTTGCTCTTGCCGGTGGTGGTGTGCTCGCGGAATAGGACGCCTCGCGTGGTGAGGTGGTCTCGCAGTTCGGGCAGCTGGGTGAGGAAGCGCTGGAAGCCGTTTCGTTCAACCCGCCACTCGTTGATCTCGTACTCATCCGTCCAGTCCTTGAATAGCTGGATGATCTCTTTGGGCGTGGCGCCCTTCTTGTTCCAGCAGTTCAGCACCCACCGGTGCTGGGTGAGCTTGTCCGTGGCGATGACGACGGCCGCTGTGCAGCCCACTGTCGCCGGGTCGAGCCCGGCCACCACGTAGCACCCGGACATCGAGTTGGGCCTGGACGACGCCGACAGCTGGCCCCTGTACCTGCTTCTGTCGATGGCGGCCTGCACTGCCTCTACCGGGAACGTGGCGTCGTCAGAGACGTCGTTCTGCTGGTAGATCAGCTCAAACTTGCGGCGGTCGGGATAGGCGCCCTTCTGTGCAGCGATGGCCTTCTTGTGCATGCGCTCTGGCCATAGCACGCGCCACTCGTTGTAGTGCGCTTGAGAGTTTTCTAGGATGGCCGGCTGCGAGAAGTAGGTGTAGAACGGGAGTCCGTCCATCGTCTTAGCTTCGTCGCGGAGATAGCGGTAAAGGTCCATGGCCGCCACGCGCGTTCCGATAACCATGAGCTGGCTCGTGTCCGGTTCGAGCCGCGACAGCACTTCTCGTGAGATCCAGTCGCTGTGCTTCTCGTACATTCCGACATTGCCTAGATCCTCCGCGTCATCCACGATGATGAGGTCTGCACGCGTGCCGTAAATCTGGGAGCCGATACCGAGCCCTTGAAGGGTGGGGTCCTTGTCGCCGGTGTCCCTTCCCCGG